TATGCCATTAGGTTTGACATAGCACGACGAACTAGGCTGATTAGAACTGGATCGAAACCAGCAAGACCAGCGGTGTTAGATGTTGATAGAGCTGAACCAGCGGGTGCGATGGTTGAGGCGCCTAGTGAGTTGACTGCAACTTCATTTAGCATTCCACGCTCTTCGCGTAAAAAGCGTTCTTGATTTTCCAGGAGAACAGCGGTAACAGCTTTCTTGTAACGGTCTTGAATAGGTGAAGCACCTTCATGACCTAGAACAGGTGACCACTTTTCCTGGAGATGATCTGCGTTAAACATTTTTGTCTCCGTTTAAAAGTTAAGGAAAAGTTATTAATTATTTAGTAATCAAGAGTTCCAGCGATTAATTGCATGTAGGTATGCTGCCATTGCTGGAGATACCTCGGAATTTTCTACTGGAGCTTCGTCTGTTGCTACTTTGGTAGCAGTTTGAGGGAAGTATGATTCTTTTAAAGTTGTAACTTTTTGTGCAAATTTTTCTGCACTTTCAAATTCAACTCCTTCCGCTAACGAAGCAAGTTTTTCTTTTTGAGTATCTACAAGTCCTTCTGAAATTTGATTTAGAATTACTTGCTTAGTTGACTCAGAAAGACGATTATTTAATTCCACGTTACGCTCAATCTGTTCGTTGAGGCGCTGTTCCATCTCACGAATCTCGTCTGCCATACCCTCAACGACATCAACTTTTTCGTCGGGGATATTAATATAATGCTCAGAGAATAATCTCTTGAGACCAGCAATGAAATCTTCAGTGATCTCATTGCGGATACCACGATCAATTGAAACTTGATTTTCTTCAAGCCAATTGGTGATAGCATAGTTGATAGTGCCCTGTACTTCCTCAGCAAGTTCTGTCTTTACAGTTGCAACTTGCTCAGCAATACGAGATTCAAACTGCTCCTCTAGTTTTGTCCACTCTTCGGAGAGTTTTGCTCTTACGGCAGCTTCAAAAATTGTAGTTGCTTTTTCTTTGAACTCTTCTGATAGTTCAGTTCCTTCTGTCAGCGCAGCAACGTCTGCTGACATATCTACAGATTCAAATGATGGTTTAATAGGATACGTAATGCTTGGACCTGTGCCTGTTCCGTATGCTACTTGAGCACCAACTGTTGGGGTTTTGCCCTGGTCTCCAGCATCATGAATGCTTGAGGTTTGAGCAGTGCCATCACTTTGAGCACCCTTTGCTTTCACAGGAGCTGCTGCCTTAGCACCAGGATTATCTTCCCCTTCATCATTACCATCTGGTTCTGGACCACCATTGTCCGTAACGGACTGTTGAGCTCCGTAACCATTTACAGCATCGGTGCCTACTTTAGGTTGAGGATCTTGGCCACCGCCGCCCGAATTAATGGCAGTCTTGGATTGACCAGCTGCATGATAAGAACCACCACCTGGAATTACTGCTGCGGAAACTGTTGGCATAGGATCGCCAGCTTCCAGCACAAGACCTGATTCAGTTACAAACTCCTCAAACTTTTCGTTTAACATATCTGACATCTGAGTTTCCCCGTAAATTTCTGATAATTATTCTATGATTATTTATTAAATTAAAGATTTGACAGGAAATGCTCAAATACTTGAAGCGTTCTTTCCTCTAATTCTTTTTTTGATGAATTACTAATGTAATTGTGATATTTAGTAAGGGTCTTTTCTTTTAAGATGCCTCCATCCCAAACCCATTCCTTTCCTTCCATAATTCCATTTACAAATGCATCTGGCGCGGAAGGATCTGCTACAATATCAGCAGCAGTAGCAAGCATGAAATCATCACAAACATAATTTGCATTTTCTCTTCTATCAATGCTTCCCATACCTCTAGAGGAAACTCCAAGTTTTACACCTTCCTCTAGGAGAGACTTAGCAATTTGACCCATTGGAGTTTCTAAGATGCGAGCTTTACCAATGAAGTTGTTTCCCTCTGCACGTAAACTAACAATGCGATGTGATACTCTATCAAGATTTACAGTAGGACCGTCTGGGTGACCTAGTTCTCCTAGTGCCCTTCCAACCTTTACATACTCTTCATTGTATCGAGCAACTTCTTTATTCAAAACACCGAAAGGGTATACTCTACCATTTCTATTTTTAATTTCAGATTGTAGAAAAATACCTTCGATATAAAGATGTTTTTTACCATCTTTCTCTTCGGTAATTATATTAATTTCTTCTACGTTTTCTGTAATTAGTTTCATTGGTCTTGTGTTGGTGAAAAGTCGTCTTCAACTGGTTCATCAAAATATGTTGATGCTACAGATTGTTTATATGTATCTAAAACTTCCGATGCTTTTGCGTACAGAATATCATCGATTTTATCCAATGCTTCCGCACGCTTTTTATCGGAAATTAAATTAATAACATTTAAAATTTCAGAATTCATTATCAAATATTATCTTAGGTATATTTTATTTATTAGAACTAGAACTTGCTGGTTTTTGTTTTGTCAATTCTAACTGCTTATTATATGCATCATCAGATGCTTCTTGACTTCTAGCAGCAGCATCATCTGCTTGAATCTTTGAAATTTCAGGACTAAATGCAGTATTTTGTTGGGTCATTGTATCCATCATATTAATTTCTTTGGGATCCATTGCTAATCCAGCTTCAATATCTTTTTTCATTTGCTTATCAATTTCTTTGATTTCTTTTTCTGTCTGCATTAATACTTGGCGACGAACATAATCAACAGAAAAATATTTTCCAACAAATGGATCCATTTGAGTAACAAGACCAATTCTTTGCAGCATTAGTTCTTGTTGCTTAAGTTCATTAAAATGATTATCGAATAGGTAGTCATATTGAATATGCTCAACCATATCCTCCCAATCTTCTGGAGCAATAATACCTTTTAATATTAATTGTGTTTTTAAAATATCATTAAAAAGAGCAGAAAATCTTTTTCTTAATCTTCCTATGAATTTTGCAAACTTGAGTTCATCCCTGAGAACCTCTGTGGTCTTACCAAGATTAAACCCTTTGTTGTCATCCGTAAGGCGGGAAGGTGGTAGGTTGAGTGAATTGTAAAGTTTCTTTTTGAAATACTCAACGTCCTTGAGTTCACCAAGGTTCTGACCGCCTGGGAGTGTAGAGATTTCAGTTCCTCTACCACCTTCACGGCGAGGTAACCAGAAGTCTTCAAGCATTGACATATGCTTTTTATCATCACGTATTTCTCCTGTTTGTGCATCATAAACTAACTTATTTCTATAGCGAGCCATTACTTCACGTAGATATTGCTCTGCTTTTACCTTTGGAAGATTGCCTACATCGATGTAGAAAATTCTACGTTCTGGTGCTCTCGATAGTCTGTAGATTACCAAACTATCTTCAATCATACGAAGTTGATTAACTGATTTAATTGCTTTGTGAAGGAAACTCAACACCATTCTTTTGTTGAGATCTTTTAGTCCAGAAGTAACTTCTGTAATTGCATCACTTGCAATCTTTACTCCTTGGGTAATAGAGTAATCAAAATTCGACATATGTGGCATACTATTGCCAAATCCTTTTGCATTATACAAATAGTAATCTACATATTGTCCCCAATCATATTCTAAAGCACTTCCTTTAATTTGTGCTGGATCTTCGTCTTTATTAATTAATTTTTGTCTAATTTTTTTAATCTTAATAGGATCGATATTACGAAGTTCTAAAATTCCTCTTTTTGGATTTTCTAAATCAATTACTTTATGATAATACAGTCTTCCGTCAACATACCAATTTCTAATAATTTCGTGAGATGCATTATCAAAATCTAGTAATCTTTTGATATATTCAAATTCTAAACGAATTTTATTCTTTAAATTTGGACTAACATCTAAGTTAGAAAGTTCAATTTCTACAGGACTATCGTCTGCATCACTGACAACAAACTCATTAATAATTTCATCCACAGCAGAATCAACTTCTGGGTGTAACGCCATGTCTCTATAGCGTCTAATTAAATCGTATTCGTTTCTTGCTTGCCCTTCTACATCTACATATGTACCAAAATAACCGCCAGCGGCAACCGTGGCGGTATCATTGTCGTTAGGGGGAACTGGGGATTGTCCCCTAGGTTCCCCCTTATTGTTGATTAAAAAACCAAATAGTTGACTCATTTCCAGTAGTAATTCAATTTTGTGCGTCTAACTATTTAGTCATCAAACATCAGCGTTAACCTGACGGTTAGTGAGACCAGCTCTTGGAGATGCAACATCTTGTGTAGTCCAATACGAATACTGGAACTCAACGCTAAACTCTTCAATTTGATCATTGCTATCATATGCAAGATCAATTTGCGATACATTAGTTGGGAATGCATACCAAAGTTTATAAGTTCTAAGAATATTAGAACTTGTAGGAAGTGCATTCTTTTCTAGCTGGTGAACTAGAAGGTGTCTAACATATCCAGAAGTTGCAGATGGTGTTAATAGATCTGCTGTGTTACCAGCATTTCCATTAATTGATTCCATCCACTGCTCCATGATGGCACGAACTTTAAAGTCCTTATCATTAATAAATGTTGGCGACCAAGTATCGAATGTACGATCACCTGCAATCTTTACAGTTCTTCCACGGAAAGGAACTTCAATTACACCCAAGTTGGATGCTGGTAGTGCAGCAGCTTTGCACATAAGATCTGTCAATTCTTTTTCCCCACCCGCAGCAGTGGAAACTGATCCACTGCCAGTACCTCCAGCACCTACTGATGTTGGAAATTCGATATCAATAACAAACATATTAGGCTTAATGCCTTGACCAACTCTATCAATAAAGTCTGCAATTTTGCTAGTATAGACTGGCATTTTTTGTTACCTCTTAATTACTTGTGAATGATTATCCACCAATTACTTCACTAAATGCAACACCAGTTTTGGTGGCAGTGAAGGTAATTGTAATGTAGTTGATAGAACGTGTTGGTTTGATGTATAGTTCAGCAACAAATTCATTTCTATCGATAACGTCTGCGGTGTTATTGGTTTCGTCACAAACAACTAGATAATCAGTAACACCTCTTCTTGCTTGAACCTCATTTAGATATGAAGTTGCTGCACTTAAGAACGAACCTCTGGTGATTTCGTCGTTTAGATCGAATAGAACTTGCTTGGCAAGATCTCCAATTCTCTTTTCAACATTGAGGAAGAGACGGCGAACATTGATACGATCGAATGCAGAAGGAGAAGCAAGAGCAGTCTTATCTCCAAATAGAGTGATGCCAGAACCAGGGAAAGAAACAATTGGATTGATTCTTGCTTGATAAAGAGCATCTCTATCTGCTTTATTGGGATTGTATGCAAGCTTGATTGCATTTCTGAGTGAACCTCTGTTTAGACCAGCTGGGGAATACCAGTCGTCTAAAGTTGCAGAAGTGGATACACAGAGACCAGCAACATCACCGTTGCAAGCAATATAGCGGTACTTGTCGTTAAAACGATCGTAGTAGTACTTATATCCGCTATCAAATACAGCATATGAGGTAGAAGTTAATCCATCAAAGAAAGCAATCGTATTGTCTCTTTGTGTTTGAGTTGATAATGCCCCAGCATTGCCAATTTGATTGCCGACATAAGGAGAAACGAAAGCGATACAATCTTTTCTTGAAGCAGCAATTGAAATTACTCTTCCTGCTTTAGTTTTTGTATCTACTTCGGTGCTCATTGATCCACCCATTAGAACAAAATCTACAATTGTATTTTCTGTATCTAAGAATAGATCATAAGCATTGTTGATCTCGTTTGGTGTGTAAACATAATCATCTGTACCACCAGCAAGATCAGTTACTGATAATCCAACAAGAGCAAACTTATTGCCAGAAACCAGAGCAGAAGCATCAGTTCCAACTGCAATTCCCGCCCCAGCATTTGAAGGATGAATTGTAGCAGCAAATGAAGCACCAGTAAAAATTAGATCTGATTGTGCATTAATAATAGTCTCATAGTAATTTGCTGCACCTTCTGTGTTTGTTGCACCATCAATTTTGCTGAGATAAGTATATCTTGCAATAACTGTATTTGCAGCACCAGAGAGTGAACCGTCCTCATCAATTACAGCAATGTGAACTTCATCATATGAAACTCCTCTATCTGATGCATATTGTGAAGTACCTGGGCGAGGACCAATTGCAGAAAGAGCAATACCAGTTGATCCAATATTAGTATTTAAATACCAATCTTTAACAGATGAAACTGCTACGTTTGGATCTACAAGAGTTGCAACAGTAACTGTAATATTTGATCCACCACCAATAGTAGCACCAGTAAGAGTAATTGTATCTCCAGTTTCATAGTCATCGCCAGCAGTTAGTAGAGTTACTGTTACTGCACCACCAACACCACCTCCAGCATTAGCAACAACAACTTGGAATGAAGCACCTTTAGCATCAGCTGCTGGAGTATAAGTTCCAGGAGTTCTGGCAGCTTCAGTTACGCCATTATGAGTGAATGTTAAAATACCATCAGAATCTGCAAATGTATCTCCAGCAGCAATTTTATTTGCAGGAGTATTTAAGACAATTGCTAATTCTCTGGTTGCGCTAGCATAAGAGTAAACTTTACCAGATTTACCAGAAGTAAAAGTTACAGTAGCATTTACTACTGGTGTATTATCTGGATTTTCATCAAGTGTTAAAATTTGATCTGCCCCTCTATCAACAACTGCAACTTTAAGAGAGTTGCCCCATCGACCAGGAGTGCGAGCAGCAAAAACTTCCGATGATCCAGTTCCAGACTCCCATGCGTCTAGATTTTTGATAAGTACACCAGTGCCACTAGCAGTAGAGTTTGCGACTCCAGTTTCTGCACGGACAACTGCTAGTCGTCCACCGTATCCCAGGAATTCAGATGCAACGTACCAATCTCCAGCATTTGCATCAGATGGTTTTCCAAAAATTTCTACTAATTCTCTTTGTGAATTGACACTTACAATTTCACCAACGGGACCTTTAGCAAACGATCCAGCAATTGCTGCTACGATTTGTTGTGATCCAATTACAACGGCATTACTTAGGTCACGCTCCTTAATTACAATTCCAGGCGAGACTTGACTTGCCATGTTTTTCTCCTATAAGTTCCGAAATTAATCTAAAATTATTTATTATTTTTGCTCTTTCAAGTGGGGAAACGATCAATGAACACTTACCAGTCAGGATATTCCCACTCTTTAATTTTTTTATGTGCTTTTCTTGATTCGATTATTCTTTTTATTGTGCAATCTTTGCACTCATATGAATATGATGATTCTAAATTTTCTCTTCCTTTTCTTGTGATGTAGAAATCATCCATTAATGATTTAGTCTTTTTACAAGATCTACATGTTCTTTCTTTAAAGAGTAAATGCTCTAGCAAAAACTGGTCTTCTAAATCCATTAGTAGTTCCACATATACGAAACGTTTTCTTGTGTATCACCATACCAAATAGTTCCATCAGAAACAAATCCTTCATCTCCTTCAAGACCAGTAGTAATGAAACCAAATGGAGCCATATCTTGTTCGATTTGATTTCTTTGCTCTTCGTATATTCTTTGACGAACATCATTGTCCGTCATTTCTCTAAAGTAATCTTGTACTGCTAACCAAGCAAAAATGACCAAGCACATTACAAGGTCATCATGATATCCTTCGTCTGCTTCAAACGATTGCTTTTTCTGAATAAATGTGGTAAGTTCAGATATAATTTCATAATCTCTAAACAATAGTTTATCATCTTCTACGATAGCTTTTAGATTAGCACACCCAACTTTTTTAACAGTAATACTCATCTTTACACCAAGTTGAGTTTTAGTTCCAGAAAATCCTTGTCCAACGATTTGACCCGCCCTACCTCTCATTGAACACATTAATACGTTTGGATATTCTAAATCATAATTTAGAATAGATGCTACTTGATCTCCAACATCATTAACCTCACATAAAACCCATGCATTATTATATGCTCTTGCAACATCATTAATAATGTTTGGAAAGAGCATTGGTTTTATTTCATTGTTTCTATACTTAGCTACTATTTTATATGGAA